AAAAAGGCAACCCCTGCCGTAGAACCCCCTGATATAGAAGTTGTTCTTGTAGTAGCCCCTTGACTATTTACAATTCTAATACTCGCTGATGCTGATACTAAATTACCAAGATAAGAAGGCGCAGTATATGCTATATTTGGAAAATTGATAGTTACGGCAATTAAATTATTAGCCCCTGATTGAGTAGTTGATATTGTAATAGGTGTATAAGTTAAAGCCCCTTGAGTAGGGTGTTGATAAGTTTGAGATGTTAAAACTCCAGCGAATGTTGATTGAGTTACAATTGCGCCATATTGTAATGTAGGTGAAGGTCGCCAATATAAATCCAAAATAGTTATTGTATTAGGATTAGGTGAAGTAGGGGCAACTGTAGATATAGGGACTGGTGAAGGTGTTATAGCATTTGCTCCATTAACAAAAATACAATATGACACTTCTAATCTAATAGAGTTAGAAAAAGTGCTATTAATATTGTAAGGGACTGATATAGTTCCTACGGCAGTTTGCGCCCCTCCAAGATTTGTATTATTATTAAAAATTTGATAATTCCAAGTATTTTTAAGACCTCCAGCAGTTATTGCTGATTGAACCCAAGCAGTAGTAGGTATTTTTGTTGAACTATCCGTAGAAACAGGTTGGGCTATTGTTGAATAAGGCTGTCCTGTAATTGTTAAATCTCCTGTTAAAGTCGCACTTGTTCCGCTACAAGTTAAGGCTGATGTAGGAGTTCCACTACCTGCTCCACCAGCACCAATCATCGCAGTTAGCCCATCTAATAATATTCCAACTTTGTTAGTAGCCCAAACAGTAATAGCCAAAGAAGAAGCGTCAATACCAGCAACGGTATTAGATACAATAGAAACATCACCAGCCCTAACAATTCCGTTATAATTATTAACAGTAGAATAAGGTAAAATAGTTAATTGTTTGTTAGAGGTTAGGTCTTTAATTTTTAATGCCTCAACAGAAGTAGCAGAAGCAGTAACACTTACTTCAGTAGGAACAGTTATACTCATATTTGTAGTATTAAAAGCAAATGGAGTGCTTTGAACTCCAACAGCATTATTCGCAGCAAAACTATAAGTTCCGTTGTTAATATCGTTATCAAATATTAATGACCCACTACTGCCGTAAATTTGTCCTACGGTTGTCGCTAAACTTAATTTGTCTTGGAATTGGTAATAAACATTATTAAAAATTCGGTCAAGGTCAGTTGCTCCATTTAAGGTTACTGGTTTTCCAAAAGAATTTGTCCCTGTAAATTGATTATTTAAAGGTAATATATTACCTCCTCCAGCCGCTACCGCTGTTTGAACCCAAGCCGCTGTAGGTTTTTTTGTTGAACTATCACCAACAGCAGGTTGTGTAGCAGTTGCTCTAGGGGTGGCAACATTTGTAAAACTCGCAACTCCAGCAGCAGTTAATGCTCCATTAATATTTGTAGCAACTAAATTTTCAGTCCCTTGCGCATTAGGAAACTTTAAATATAACAAGTCCGCTTGAGCCTGAGTAAGACCGCCTGTATCGCTTGTTATCCAGTATAAGTTATTAAATCTGTCTACATTAGGAAACGGTGGGGGATTGACACTCATATTATATATAGTATTTAGATTAAATATACAATAAATAATCTAATACAATATATATAATGTCTTCAAAAAAAGCAGAAATAGTTGATTGGTATAAGAAAATACCAAAGAAATTTCTTCTAAAATCTCATAATCCTCATTTTGATATACATCATATTAAATTGCCTTTTAGAATGATTATCGCAGGAAATTCAGGGTCAGGAAAAACTCAAACACTTCTAAACTTACTCTACAATATGCCTGATACTTTTGAGAAAATATTTATCGTAACAAAAAATAAAGATGAGCCGTTATATAACTACTTGGAAGACAAGTTGGGAAAAGAAGGGCTAACAATTAAGGAGGGTATTAGTGAATTGCCTGATGTTGACAGTTTGGATAAGGAGCAAAATAATTTAATTGTATTAGATGATTTGGTAAATGAACCAGCAAAACAACAGCGTCCTATAGCGGACTTTTTCATAAGAGCAAGAAAGAAGAACGCAAGTATCATATATATATCGCAGTCCTTTTACGCAGTTCCAAAACTTATTAGGGACAATATTTCTTACTTAATAATTAAACAAGTGTCTTCTATGAAGAATTTGACTATGATATGTAGGGAGTGTTCTTTAGGTATTGAGAAGAAGGAGTTGAAAAAGATATATGATGATGCTACGCAGTCAAAACAGGATTTTTTGTTAATTGATTTAGAGGGTGATAAAGATAGTAGATTTAGGAAGAACTTTGATGAGATATATGTTTTAGAAGAAGAAAAAATATAAAAATTTAGAGTATTTTATAAAAATAATAATGTTTTTATAACATATAATGCCGAACTACACTATGCCGCCAAGAAGCAAACCTTCAGATTATGCTAAGGGAAAAATGACGCAAGATGAAATTATTGCGCTACAAATTGCTAATGATGCTAACATAGCAAAAGCAAGAAAAGCAATTAAGAATGGCGAACCAACTCAACTAACAATTGCGCAAAGTATGTCACCTGATGAACTATTAGCAGATGTAGCATCTCAAGAAGCAACCGCAAGAACAAACCTTGAAAAATTAGGATTTAGACCGCAAGAAGCAGCCGCAATTACTGCTGAGATGAGAGTAAATAATGATATAGGCTTTGTTCCTTTTAATACAAATTACCCTGCTATTGAAGCGGATATTAAGAAACGATTTAATCCAAAACTTTTGACTGCTGCCTTTTTTATTGAATATTTAACAAATTACATCAGGGCTTTAGACGGAGGAAATGGTATTAGAGTATATCAACCTTTTAACGGAGGTTTTAATAATATGATTGATAATGTAGCCGAGTTAGGAGCGCTACTTCCAAGACCTGAAGATATTGATTATATACTTGAAGCCGCAGCCGAAAACCGTTTGGTAAATCAAGATATTATTGAAAGAATAAGAAGATTGCGAGATTTGTTACCAACCGCAAGAGATTTACAAGCGTTACAAAATATAGAACCAGTTAGACAACAGAAAGTTATTGATGACCTTTTAGAACAATTTAGAAATTTACCTCCTGCTGAAGAATTTATGGCTTTAAGAGGAATGATACAAGGCGACCAAATTGATAGACGAGGATTTTATGACGCAATTAGAGGTTTAGTTGATGGTATCCCTCAAGGAAGGCAAGAAAATATAGTCCGAGTTGAATTGGGTGATATTAGAGGTATTATTAGGGAAGAATTGGAACGATTACCAAGATTTCCTTCAGGTAGAGCAGGACGAGATGATGGCTCAGCATCAGGTTCTACAGCAGTTGCTTCCTATATGGAAGAGCAAGGAGTAGAAGGATTAGATGAAATATTGAGAGCAGAAGAGCGTCAACGATTACAACAGGAAGCAGATAGACAAACTGCTTTAGACTTTTTAGAGAAAGAAAAAACATTTGCTCTTGGATTACGATTAGGACGAATTCAAGCAAGACAAATTGGAAGCGTAAAACAAGATAATTTACAAAATATATATATTGATTTAGAAACAGGAACTCAAGCATTTAGTCCTAAATTTGAAGCTCAAAGCGAAGGAGTTAGAAATATGATATTGGCTATGAAGCCAGTAGGAAAAGCCGATTTAAGTAGTCTTACAAGAACAGATGAAAGTGCTACAACTTTAGCATCTGCGATGTCATTAGCAACAGCATCATTAAAGGATATTAAGGCGGCAGTAGCAGCGAACAAAGATATAGCAGAACGATTAACTTATGAAGGAAGATTTTTGAATTACAACGATTTATCTTTAACGCCTCCTCCTGCTGGTTCAAAAAGTAGAAAAGTATTTTGGGGAGATACTAATTTACAAGAACTTTTTCAAGCAAAATTCGGTCAAGGTATTAAACCTATGATGGGAAATGGTGTTATGAATGGGTATAGATTTTTGGGACAAGGTGTTAAACCTATAAGTAGACAGCGAGTAATGGTTGGGCGAGGTATAGCCGTTAAGGAAACGCCAAGTTACAAGCAATATGGAAAATACGCAGTTCATATTCCGCAGTTGGAGCAACAGGATATTTTGAATGTAAAATATAAAAGTTTAGGTCAAGTTCCAAAATTTAAACCATTCCCTGTAAGCGATATATTTAGGGACTTTATGTTAGACTTGCTTGAAAATGGAAAGCCTAATTCAAGGGTATATCATCAAATATGCCCTAAGGAGCGCAAAGTATTTGAAGAAATGTCAATAGGCGCTGGTGTTTGGAATGGTTTAGGACTTAAGCGAACTACTACTTCAGATGATGAAGAGGAAGCAAAGCGTTTTGAGCTTCTAAAGGGTGAGTATATAGCAGGTAACAATAATCCAAAGGTTATCAGCGAATTAAGACGCTTGGTGGTAAAGATGATGAGCGATGGAAGAATTAGAAAGGCGCAAGGTTTAGAATTGTTAATGGAATTATCTATTTAGAAGTAATACCAGTATTTTTATATCCATTATTATTATAATGAGAACTCTTATATTGAATAGCACTAATATAGTTCAAGGGACTAATAACTCAATTTTATCTTATGAGTTTGCTGGTGGTAACATTAATTTAAAGAAGGGACAAAAAGTAGCATTAGCATCTTTACAAATGTATTATTCTACATTCAATATAACCGCAGCCAACCGCAATAATTTTTTTTCCTATGTATGGGTTGACGGCATTACATATCCTGTTAATATTCCTGACGGCTTCTATGATGTAGCAGCGTTGAATAATTTTCTACATTTTACGATGGTTCAAAATACTCATTACCTATTATCAGGTGTAAATAATGTTTATTTGATGGAATTGAATATAAATCCAACCCTTTATGCTGTAGAATTAAATTGTTATACGATTAGCGTTGCTCTTGCTGCTACGAATGTATGGACTTTACCAGTAGGTGCTACTTGGGTGTTACCAACAAATCTCATAGTGCCTGAATTAATAGTGCCTCCTTCTCCTCAGCAATTCGGTTTAGTAATTGGTTTTGCCGCAGGAACTTATCCTAACGCTGTTATAGCAGGTGTCCCTCCAGCGCAAACGCAAACTCCATCATACCTTATACCGCAAACTTTTGTATCTACTATTGCGCCTCAAGTTACTCCATTAAGCAGTTTTATTTTGACTTGCTCCCTAATCAATAACAACTACGCAGTCCCAAATAACTTGATATATTCTTTTGCGCCTGTAGGAACAATAGGGGAACAATTTACTATAGCGCCAAATCAGTATGTTTTTATCGACGTATTACCTGCGCAGTATAATAGGTTTAACGTCCAATTTATAGACCAATCCTTTAGACCTGTAGCAATACAAGACCCTAATATGATTATTCAATTAGTCATTAGCGAGGTTGATGATAATTTAGGGTTTTAAATCATACTTTTAAAAAGTATGAAGCAAACTTAAGGGAATATAATATTCTAATATTGTATAATGTTTATCCATCATTTAAGGAAATCAACAAGTGGCGCTGGTGGAATGAATAGTAGGCGAGTTAGTTGCGGTGGTAATATCCAAGCCAAACCTCATAGGCGTCTTTTAGGAAATGGAAAAACCCCTGAAGTCTACGATACAGATTTAGGAGTTGTTAGACCTTCAAGAGTTTTACAGAATATTAGAATTAAAAAGGCAAATATTCCAAAGAAATATATTACCTTTGAGTAATTTAGCAAATAAGCGTTAATTATAAATATTTTTATCTGAGTAATATTTATAATGGATAGTATTGTTTTTGAGGAAAGCATTAATACGGAAATCTCTTCTTCCGAGTTTGTTGACAAGCAGTGGCTTTATGTAAATGATAATAACAACGGTTCTTATTCTTCCCAAGTTGTTTTGGATACAACCCCTTTAGCAAATTCAGGCTCTTATATTAATTGGAGCGAGGCATTTATTTTGATGCCTTTGTTACTTCAGTATGAAACCCTTGCTGGTGCTATTACTGCCGCTGGGGCTTTTGATTGGGTGGTTGCCTTGAAAAGCGGCTACTGGAATATGTTACACTCTTTGACTTGCGAGTTTAACAACGGTAACATCATTCAGCAAGTGCCCTTTATGAATGTTTTTTGCTCCTTTAAGAACATTACATCTTGGTCTAAAGATGACCTTATTGATTGGGGCGCAGTTACTGGTTTTACTCCTGATAACAGCAGGTCTTGGGCTTACCTTGAAGCCGCTCCTGCTGCTGGTCTTGCTTTGTCAGGCTCAGGAACTGGTTTGACTAATAACAGAAACGCTGCCTATGTTAATATTACAGGCTTCCCAGCCGCAGGACCACTTCAGTTTTATAACACTCTTACACTTGCTACTTTATCGTCTGCTGATGCTCGTTCTAACTGGAATGACGGTCTATTTACTCGTCAATCATTTATCAACTATGATGATGAACTTACAGGTGCTAATGCCTTCTCATCTCAAAAAGGTTTTATAATGGCGTCAGAGCAATGCTCCCAAGTATTTAGAAGTTTTGTTAGAAAGGCTGCTGATGTTCGCTCTATTACAATTGATGCCGTAATTCGTCTTAAGGATATTGCGGATTTTTTCCAAAAGTGTCCTATGTTGAAAGGCTCTACTATGCGAATTTATTTGAATACCAACCAGTGCTATTTTCAAGTTTCTCAATCTAAAGGAACTTTTGCGGCTGCTACTGGTGTTCTTAACGCTTACCCTCTTCTTAACTTGGTGTCAGCCCCTGTTATACTTGGTGGTGGTGGAACTTGCCCTGTTATATATGCCTCTAATAGTTTAGGTCAAGGTTCTTCAGTTATTACTCCTTTTACTTCTGATGCTGCTCCTCCTGCCGCAGTTGTAGTGAATGTTTCCTTGTCTATTGTTAGACAGCAATTTCAGCAAATGGCTATACAAAATTTATCCTGTCCTATTTCTTCAGTCCGTTTGTATGCCCCAGCATATACGCTCAGTCCTATCGCAGAACAAAGATATCTTTCCCTTTCCCCTACTAAACGAGTGGTGTATAATGATATCTTCCAATTTTCTTTCCCTAATCAATCAGTTAATAGTCCCTTCAATATCCTTGTTACAAACGGTATCCCTAATATTCGCTCGGTGCTTGTAGTGCCTTTGTTACCAAGAGCCGCTAACGGATTGGCTGGGGGTGGTTTTACTACAACGGCTTCTATTTTATCTCCTTTTGCGTCAACCCCTGCTACTCCTGACCCTATTGCTATTGTAAATTTCCAAATTCAATTAAGCGGAAAAAATTTATTTATTAATCAACTCCAATATGATTACGAAACTTTTTACGAGCAACTTGTATCATCTAATCAGTTGAACGGTAGTTTAACAACTTCTTTGGCTTCAGGTTTGGTATCTAAACAAGACTTCCAAAGTCTATACCGTTACTACTACGGAAACTGCTCTCGCTCTTTACCAAGTGAGGAAGGTGTATCAAAGGCAATCCAAATTCAAGGAACAATCCTTGTCAACGGTCTTGCTGTCCCTGCGATAGCAAATGTTGACCTAATGGTATTTGTTGAGTTTGAAAGGGAAATTACTATTGATGTTAGAACTGGCGCAAGAATTGCCTAAAAAAACGAAAAATTATATAAATTTTTTTCTTATTGAAAGTGGCTTGAAACATAGGGTTTTGAGAATGTTTAGGCGTTAATTATAAATATTTTTATCTGAGTAATATTTATAATGGATTACGGAATTAGTTGCTCTCCTGCGCAAATGCGAAAACTAAGAAGTGGCGGTGCTGTCACTATGAAACCATCTAACTTTGATGATGGCTCGGCTCATCGTATGATGGTAGCCCCTGCTACTCATCGGCGTATTCAAACTGCTATGAGAAAAAACAAAGGTGTTAGAGTTGCTTTAAAGCCTGATGAAGATTTAGTGGCTATGACTGAAGGCGGAAAAGTTTCTTTGAAGTCAATTGGTAAAGCCCTTAAGAAAGCAACATATGATACTGGTAGTGCCTACAAACAAACTGGTAATGTTATCAAGAGAGGCTTTGATAAAAATATTGTTGATAGTGGAGTTGGGAAACAAATAGCAAGGGAATTAATTGATGTTGGAACAAAATATGTCCTACCTGAAGGTTTAAGCGCTTTATCTATGATGGCTGGTGACCCTACTGGAATGTCAGGTCAAATTTTAGGAGATATGGCTGGTGAAAGACTTGATGCCCTTGCCGCAAGACGAGGTTACGGATTATTCAAAACTATTAAGAAAGTTACTGGTGTCAATAAAAAAGCAATTGTTAGCGCAGCAAAAACTGTTGGTAAGACCGCAGTAAGAGTTGGTGCTAAAGCGGCAAGTGAAGCATTAACCGCCTATACTGGAAATCCTGCTTTAGGAAATGCTCTTGAACGAGTAGCCGTTAAATCCGCTGATAGAGCAATTGATAGTAAGAACGCTAAAGATATTCTTAAAAACGCAAGTAGAGGCGCAAGAAGTGAAGCCAAGATGATAGCCGTAGAAGGTATTGATGATTATATTGATGCTAACTTAACTGGGGTTGAAAGAGATGTAGCGCAAAAGGCTTTGGCTGGAAAATATCCTTCTGCTTCTGATTTGGTGTATGATTACGGTAACTCTAAGATTGAAGAGATGGGAACTGAAATGGGTGGATTCGGTATTCCTCGTAGAACAAGAGGCGGTCTTAGAATGGGAAGAGGTGCGGCTCATCTAACATCAGGTTATGATACCGCTATGCGCTCAATAAGAATGGGTGGCGCTATACCATCAGGAATGGCTGTAGCAGATGATAGAACCGTAGCAAGTATGTCCGCTCCATATGGTGATGTTATCCAAACAGGAAGTCCTTTTCAAAGATACGCAAGTCCTGCTATGTCCCCCTTTATTGCTGGTAGCCCTCAGTTGGTAGGTCAAGGTATGGGTGGATATGGTGGAAACAGTATGAAGCCAAGAACTATGGGTGGTATGGCTCGTTGCGGAGGTTCATTTTTACCTGCTGGTTACAGGGGTGGTTCTTTTATTCCTGCTGGAGTTTAGAACAATAAATTATTATATTATGATATATAAATGTCAACATTCAATATTAATAGGGTTGATGAAAATTATTTACAACGGTTAATTGATGACCTACAAGGCGACCATAACAATTTGTTTAATTCATTAAAGAACGGAACAAGTGAAAAAGATAAAGCAAAACTGAAAACTAAGAAGATTGAGAAACAAACTCAATTAATAGCAAAATTAATGAATTCCGCTTTATTATTAAAACAAGTTTTAGAAGAAGTGAAAAAAGCAAAATAATATATATTAGATATAAAACAACTTAGAGATATATGAATATCTAATATATAAATGAAAAGCGAATTAGACTTGGCGTATGAAGAGATGGGTAGAGTGAATGAAAAGTTATATAAACCTATTATTGAGAAGATATATGGTAAGGTTCTTAAAACAAGTTACAAATTTTGCGTAATTGATTTTATAGGTGAAACTTTTACTGGTGAATTAAAGTCAAGAGATTTGATGATGAATGATTTTAAAGATACTATGATTGGATACAATAAAGTTGAAAAAGGATTTGAAAAACTTGATTGGTATAAAGACCATATTCCTAATTACAAAGTTTATTTTTGGTTCTCATTCAAAGATGGATTATATGTATGGGAATTAACAAAAGATAATTATGAGCTTAACGGAGGTGATAAACAAAAAAGATGGGGTGGAACTTCCAATAGAGGGCGAGAAGATTTTAAAGACCATTATTACATCAAGAAAGAATTTCTTACAAAGGTAGATGATACGCCCTGCTGGGTTCATCAAATGGTTACGGATAATTCAAATAAAAGAAAGCCTATTACTGGAGTTAATCCTGCGCTCTTGGCGATGATGAAGAAATGTAAAGTTTAGAGTTAAATTATTTTATATATAAAAATATTCTTATATATATAGTAAAATGTTAAGCAATTTTGATTTAGAAGAGATGGCTGAAAAAGATAATTTAGACTTGATTGGCGTATTCAATAAAGATATGTTGCCGAAAGAACGAGTAATGGGTTCTTATATTGTCAACTTACAAGATTTTGATGACGGACAAGGGACGCACTGGGTATGCTTTAAAATATTTGAGAATAAAAAATGTTGTTACTTTGATAGTTTTGGGTTACCTATGCCTCAAGAAGTGAATTCTTTTTTGATGCCGTTTAAACCTGTTGCGCAGAACAACCGAACTATTCAGGATTTGAAGTCTATTAAGTGCGGATACTTTTGTTACGCTTTTATAAAATACTTTGATAACTTCAATCCAAAGAAGAATGATGTATTTGAAGCATACGATGATTTTTTGAATTGCTTTTCAAATAGCCCAAGAACTAATGATAAAATTGTAATGGAATTAATTAATAAGTATTAGTTGAAAACAATATAAAAATATCTCATTATTGATATATAACCAATTATGGAAGATATTAAGGAAAAGAAAATAACATATACACCTGCCGTTAAGAAAGCAATTGACAAGTATAGAAGTAAAAATGTTGAACGATATAATGAATTACAAAGACAATATTACGAAACTAATAAAGAAGACGATGAATGGAAACAAAAGTTCAACGAACGCTGTAAAGAAAATAATAAGAAGTATAGGGAGCGTAAGCGTTTAGAAAATCCTCCCAAGCCTAAAGGGCGTCCAAGAAAGCCTATGCCTGTAGTTAATATAAATGCGCTATTATAAATATGCGCTTTTTTATAATTAATATATTTTTAATTATAAAAAAAATTGATTTAAAATAAAATATATAATATATAGTAATATATACTTAAAAAGATGTTATCATTATATAATAATATGGATAAAACCAAAAATAAACAATCTCAGGATATTACAAGTATGCCTCCAAAAAACAAGAAATCAAAGAAGTCTGATTTAGAGAAAGCGTTAGATTATTATGGTGTAGAAGGTAAGTCCTATACAGCAGTAGCCGCAGCAATAAAATTCAAAAATCCTACTATGGCAATCAAGAGGAAAGACGGAACAATAGATAGAAAAAAAGTAACGGCAAGTAATGAACCAAATTCTTATTTTGCGAACAAGGTAAGAGAAGAGGTAATAAAAAAATGGAAGACCGCAACGCAGGAGTATATTAATAGTTACAAAATATTCTTTAAACGCTATGATAAAAATTCAAAGAAATACAGAGATGTTTATAGAACCTTCAGTATCCAAGCAACCAAAGGCGACCGAGAACTTAACGCTCAGTTACGCTATGAAGAATTACAAAAAGAAATGAATGAAAATTATGACGACATAGACCCTGATAGTTTTGCGATGACCGATGCTATAGGGGAAGCCATACCAGTAATGAAGGGCGAAGGAATAAAAGTAGCCGCAGGAGCAGTCCACTCAACAGCATCAGGTGGACAACGCAAGGTAGGAAGAAATGGCGCTAAGGCAGGATTAAAGATGCGTTTTACGCAACTCAAAATGACAAAGGATAAACAAGAATGGGATACAGGAAGGGGCAGATGCGTATTTGATTATATTATATGGCGCTACAAGGGCGTAGTAGGTTTTAAAAAGGAACTCAATAAAAATGAAATGATAAACTTCAAAGGCATAGAATGTTCTAAATCCGAAGCGTTTCTAAATGAACTATTTAAACAAGAAGACGGAGCAGGAGGCGAACCATTAGTAGACGGCGTAAATATTTATGAGTTAGAAAATTTTGCGGACAAGTTTGGTGTTGCTATTTATGCGTTCGATATACAAGGCGGACTTATAGAATATTATAAACCGCCAAGAGATAGCAACGGAGAGCCATTAATATTTACTTGCTACGCAGAACATTTTAACCCTGTAACAGAAAAACAAGAACGGAAACTAAGAGTTAGTAAGGCAACTTATGAAGGCACTATGTTAGTATCAAAAGATGAAGAAGTTATAGGAGCAGGTAAAGGGACAAGAAAAGAAAAAGAAATTATTGCTCCTACGGAAGAAGAATGGGAACATCATAGGGAACAAACTACTCAACAAAAACAAGCCGTAATAGCATTAGGGAAGTTTATAGAAAAAAATAAAGTGCCTAATGGAGCAACCGAATATTATTTTCAAGATAAACTTTTATGGAATACCTACAAGAAATTAAAAGAAGACGCTGAAGCATTATGTAAGAAAAATTTTCAGAACAAGTTTGCGGTAGATTACCTTAAAGCAAATGATATG